GATTTCAACAGAGAGGATGTTAGCAAGTTCTGCTTCAGCATCAAGACCGTGAACAGCCTTGAGGTCCTGTGCAAGTTCCATGGTGTACTCAGCCTTAAGCGCACGGGTCTTTGCAGTAACCGTGGTCTTGTCGACTGTGAAACCCATTTGGCCGAAACCACCACCAGCAACGGTGCGCGCACCGGAACCAGCTGCAGTACCAACGGTATCAGCTGAATTGCCTGTTAGAGCTTCACCTTGAGCTGTTGTCACCTTACCAGAGAATAAAGTATCTGGCTTGTTGAAGAGAGCTTCAGCGCTATTTGCACCGGAAGCATTCTGATATTGACTACGCATTGCGAAGATCAAACCAGTTGGCATGGTCATTGGCTGAACGCCAGCGATGTCATAAGCAACGATGTTAGGCATTGCACGACGAACAAGGCTGATGAGAACTGGGTCCCAAGTTTGGATACCAGTACCACCAGTTTGTGTTCCACCGGTGTTGGAGCCACCAATTGCGTTACCTTCGGTAAGGAAGGATGAGTGAGCGCGTTCTTCAGCAAGAGCCTTCTTTTGGTTTTCAAGAAGAACGGCGGTGATTGCACGACGGTAGTTATCCTTGAACTTAGGTGCGTCTGGCGCGTCAAGTACCGGTGCCCAATTTTTTTGTGCGTTATCGGAGTTAAACATAATAGTCTATTTCTTTTGTTGTTGTTTTGGGGTTTGGGAAACCGTTATCTTATAGAAGGTCGGCAGTTACTGCCTTGTTCATTCTTGATAGAGCGGTCAAATAGGATTTCATTTCAGGAGATAGGTTGTCATTCATTGACTCTCCTTCAACGATTGTTTCAGTGCTGATGAAAGAATCATCGGCGCCTTCGGTTAATGTTGTATCTTCAGTTTCTTGCGAGACGTTAAGGTAGAATTCCTTGATGGTTTGTACCTTCTTGCGATAGGTAGCTGCATCAACAAATTCAATGTCTTCAACGAGCTTCTTTAGTCTGTCGACTTGTGTATCTGCAAGACCAGTGGAAGCTTCTGTTACAATCTGTTCGCGAACAAGTGTATCAACACGGTCTGCGAGAGATTCTGCGATGCGGCTAAACTTCGCGGATTCTTCCTTAAGGTTACCATTTTCAGCTTCGAGCTGTGCAAATAGGTCAACCTTGCTGTCAGGTACGTCGACATAGTTTTCGACGAATACGGTCTTCAATGCTGAGATGAAGTTTTCGGCAAGTTGGGTGCGTAGTGAAGATTCAACTGCAACCTTGTTCTCTTCCATCCAGGATTCAACTGCATAGGTGAGATAGCTGTCAACTTGTTCTTCAAGAACGCTCTTAGCGCTTTCGACTTCTTCGGCAAGACGGGACTCATACTGCTCTACCAACGTTGCTTCGATTTCGTTAACCTTAGAAGATACTGCAGCTTCAAAAATGATAGCGGCCTTATCCTTAAATTCTTCGGTTAGTCCTTCTTCGCTTTCAATTAGACGAGTGATATCTTCAGATTCAAATGATTCATCGACGGTAAGGCTTTCACGCACATAAGTACCACCTTCTTGGTGTCTTCCAGCTTCACCCTTCTTATTGATCTTAGCTACCGTATGTGTATTACTACCATGCCGAATGAATACAGTATTCTTTCCAGATTTTTGCATTTCTTCCTTGCCCTTTTTAATGATTGCATCATGGTCTTTTTTGCTGACATCACTAACTTTAGTAACTTTAGTTCCATGACCTTTCTTTGCAGCCCATGCTTTAGCAGATGCTTCATCTTTGAAATATTTGGTATAACCTGTGCCGCTGTAAGCGCCAGGATAATACGCTCGCCATCTGTTTGTTCCATGGGTAATAAACGGAGACGCTTCAGTTAAATCAATATCATCTTCAGATTCGTTCATGTCAGTGTCTTCCTTTGCAATCTTCTTAGCAACCGTCTTACGACGCTTAGTAAGATATTCATCAGCTTCGTCGCTGTCTCCATCATTGTCAACGTCAGAATCTTCGTCGCCGAGGTCGTCTAAACCTTCGCCATCGTCTTCTTTGTCGTCGTCGTCTTCACCGTCAATCTCTTTTGGATTAACTTTGGCTTCAGTGATGTCCTGTTCCAAAGTTTCATCAAGAGTTTCCAAGGCGTCAACGTCGATGTCTTCAATAATGACTTCGTCTTCATGTAGGTTATCTAGGTTATTTTCCATTGTGTTTTTCTTAATTACAGGTTGGAGAGGAAATCATTCCAGATACGCACCTGGGCTTCAGCCAAATTTGGTGAAGATGTTTTTCTAATTTCAGTCTCATATTTCTCAATTTGTTGCGGCTTTAGTAGACCGTTATCCCAGAAGTATTCTACTCCCTCAAGTATCCCATTGACGAACGCCGATGGAGCACTTGGATCTTGTACAATATCAATTGTAGATAGCGTGAAGTCATCATTAACTTCACTGCGGCCGTTCTTAGATGCAACGGTTCCCATACCACGACTAGAGACGCCCAACTGACAACCACCTTCAAGTAGTCCTTTCACGATGTTGCCCATCGGTGTGTTGAGTATAAGCGCCTTTCCAACAACATCATTACCGTTCCATGATAGTTCGGTAATGCGATGTGAAACTTTATCAAGGTTAATAGTAGGACCATCTGGATGATTTAACTCACCAACGGCGCGTCCTTTATTAACATATTCCGTAAGGTATTTACTTACGGCGTTTTCTAAAACTTTCTTTGGGTAAACTCGACGATTACGGTTTACCTGCTCAGCCTGCATAAAGACTCCATCAATGATATATTTCTTTTCACCACCCTGTGCGCTCTCAACAATAGAGTAGCTAAGGTCTTCAATATGCTCGGTGATTAATTTCATTATGGAATTTATTTATACAAATGCTCTTCTTAAGATGCATTATTTTGCATCATTTTGAATAGCTTGATTATACACAGTCGACGCTAGCTCAACACGCTTAACATCAAGCGCAGTTGTAATCTTTGACATAATTGCATTTTTGAATGCAGTGTCAGCCGATTCGGTATTATTTGATTGAACACTGTCAATCATTGATTGGATATTTACATCACTCATATATTATTCTTCGTCTGGTTGTTGTTGTTCTTCGTCGGGTTGGTCTGCATCCATTTCAGATTCATCTGGTGCAGACGCAGCATCAGCTTTAGCTTTTTCTTCAGCAATTTCTTCATCCATTTGATGAATTTCTTCATCACTTTGATTAAGTACATTTGAACGAACCCACTTTTCGCTATAGTATTTACCTATCTTATCACCGAGTTGATCGACGGTTGCAATGCGTTCTTTAAGAATTTCAAAGTCTTTTAGTTCACTAAAGTAGTTATCCTCAATGTAGTCGACGTTAAGGTTTTCTTTAATACCTTGCCAATCTTGTGGAGTAATTATGCCTTTAAGAATAATCTGAGTGCGTAGCATGTCAATAAACAGGATCGCAAACTTCTTACGTAAGCGATTGACAAACTTTTGGAACTTAACTTCTTCTCGAGAAATTTCGCTAACACGACCCATGTTAAACATAGATTCGCTATCAAGTCGATTTTGAGGAACGTTAAGACTGCGATGTAGTTTCTTTTGGAAGAATAGGACGTCCTCAATTTGGCTGAGGTTTTCACCGCCCGGTAGAGTTGTAATTTCGGTACCTTTACCACCTTCACGGCGCGGTAACCAAAAGTCTTCAAGTATACTCATGCTCTTACGGTCATCGCTAATTTCGCCAGTGTTGACATCATAAACCAACTTGTTGCGATACTTAGCCATGATCCCCTGAACATATTCTTCGGCTTTTCCTTTTGGAAGGTTACCAATATCAATGTAGAAGATACGACGCTCAGGCGCGCGTGAAATACGATAGATGACAAGACTGTCTTCCATCATGCGTAGCTGATTAACCAGCTTAATGCTCTTGTGTAGATAAGAAACGGTTACACGTCCAGTTTCGTCAGTTAATCCTGAAGGAACATATGTTACAACCTCAGGATCAATCTTGATACCTGCACTCATCATTGGTGGGGACTGTGACGTGGTCAACGATCCAATATCATCAGTGTAAAGGTAATACTCATTTGAAACTTCAACGGTCTTTACACCTGTAACTTTATCAAGCTTCGTAGTTACTTCTTTAACCTTCTTAATTCGCAGCGGATCAATCATGCGAATTTCTTTGATCCCGTCCTTTGTCTTTTTAGGATCAATTACCTTATGATAGTATAGACGGCCGTCAATGTACCAACGGCGGAAAATATCAGATCCATTGAAATTGAAATCAAGCAGTGTTAACAGATTTTGGAATTCAGCATGAATCTTTGTTTTGATCGACTCCGATAACTCAACGTTATCCAGGATTAGTCGAATTGGCATACCGTCACTGTCATTGACGATAGATGCGTTTACGATTTCAGTAATCGCGTTGTCGCATTCAGGTTGTGTACTTGCACCACGATACTTTAAGATGAGGTCCTTTTCATTATTGAAACTGACTCCATCAATGTTTAACACCTGGCCATAATAACCAGATGTAGATGAACTTGAGATAACAGCTGCATCATCTGCACCATAAGGCGACGCGAATGACTTCACTGTCCCTTCGCGCTCATCAGAGCTAGGCTTAGCTCCATCAATCTTTCGCCCAATCTCAAATCCGAATAACCTCATACTCTATATATTAAAGAAAGAGGCGGCACATTACTACAAACTTTCATGTGCCGCCTCAATCATTGCTTAGACCGTATCCGCGGAAATCCAATACTGATAGTTGAGTTCAACCGTGAACTCTTCAATCGTATCGTTAGTTTCGTAATTAAGGTCAATTGCGCTAATGTTAGTTGGGAACGCATCGATTATTCTGTAACTATGTGTTCCATTTTCATCTCCACTGCGATCAAGCTGAATGACGTCCATATCAGTCATGTAACCAAGTGAACCGACACCAGACTGGTAATTGGATACGTTTTCTTGGTTAGCATTGATAAGGTGCATCCATCGTTCAAACGCGCGGCGAATTTCCATACCAGTATCATTGATAACGGTAATGGTCCAAGGTTCAAATGTACGGTCACCCGCAATCTTCAACTTGCGACCACGAAATGGAACTTCGATCGGAGCGATAACACTTGCTGGAAGCTGTGCACCCTTAATCATAAAGCTTGCCAATTCGGTACTGCCACCGACACCAATAGGGAAGTTAACCAATGCTTTGAAAAGGTTAGGGCGAGCACCGCCTCCAACTAACTTACC